TATCTTCGTTTGCCATTTCTTTTGTTCTTTATAATTTTATAGCATATATGTCTTCTGTTTCAATAAAAACATGATAACCTTTAATATTTAAAAATTGTTTCATTTCTTTACTATCAAGGTGTTTACATTCAACTTTAATTAAACTAGGATTTAATTCTTCTTTTTCCCATGGAAACATTTTTAATATTTCAAAATCATATCCTTCTGTGTCTATTTTTAAAAAATCAATTTTTTTAATATCGTATGTTTTAAATAAAGTTTTAAATGATATTGTTTTAATAATTTTTGATTCTGTTAGAAGTTTCTTACCATATCCTCTTTCTTTTCCTGAAATAAAAGTACTCATTCCTGCATAATCTTTATCGCGGTCTACTATTGACTTAGGGGCAAAATAAATAGTTCTTTCCCCATCTTCGCGATCTATTCCAGCATTTACATAGTTTACTCCTTCTTTTTTTTCTAAGTTATCTAAATATTCTGACATTGGATCTACTATACATCCATTCCATTTATAATTTGCGAAGTGATTTAATGTATTAAAATCACAGCTTCCTATTTCTAAAAAATATTTCATTGTTTATTAATTTTATTAGAATAATGCAGTTTGTTTACTAATTCCAACGGTAGGTTTTGAACTAATTGAAAGATTTTCACCAACTGTCTCTACGATTTCTCTAATTTTTGTGTCGAAAACATCTTTTGTCCACATATAACTAAGTACAGTTTCTGAAAGTTGATTTGCATAATCTTCTAATTCGGCGTCTCCTAATTGTTCTACATTAACTTTAGGTAAATCTAATGCATCTAAATCTTTTTGACTTGAAAGCAACACTGATCTTTGAATTGCCGCATAAACCCATCTAATTCTAAACCAACCACTTCCTGCATGTGGATATTCAGGGCAAAGAATACTCCAATACTTTCCACAAGCTTCAAACACATCTGTTTCTGTTTTTAATTGCTTAGCTTCTTTAATACTCTTGGCTCCAAAATAATCTACTGGCCATGTTAATTTATTTCTTCTCACCCATGGTCTATGATCTACAAGAGATGCTAACATGTGTTTTCTTTCTTTTACTTGAGAATAATAGTCTGTTGAAATATTCCAATTCTCTAGGACATAAGGTGTAAGATCTACATTATAAATATTCTCACTACCAATAATATCTCTAACAAGTTGTTTATTACCCCAATCAAATGCCGGTATTAGTGCATCATATTTACCATCTAGCACGTCTTTAATAACCTGTCTTGCAATATCTTTATCAAAGTGTTGATTATCAACTCCACCATAAAAATGTCTCCCGTCACTCCATTTCTTTGCTATAGTCTTTTCATAAGTTTCATTGTCTAACATTGACTTAAATGATTTCATAGTACCATCAATTTTCCAATCTTCATGAAATACAATAACATTATCGCAAGTGTTAATTGCATATAATGCATTAAATATTTCTCCTGAATAATTGTTAGAACCAAATTGACCAAGACCTACAATTGCAAGTCCATATTCTGAAAGGTCATCTCCCCATTTAACTTTCTTACGATCTACTGTGTAACCTTGTTTTCTTAATGAATTACAGATAATACTACTATCATCTATTCTTTTAACTCTTGCTCGTTTCCAAGCATTGTCATCTGTTTGTTTGGCTGTACAGCCTGTAAATAATATTTTCATTCTTTTTCGTTTAAGTAATTGTCTAATCCTTGAATATATGCAACTGCATCTAGGAGGTTATCTCTTTTATGATTGTAACTTTCTCTTGAAAATTTAAGTGCGATTAAGGCCATGTACATTTCTCTGCCTGTAACTTCTAAGCCAGTCATGCCATTGAAAATAGATGCTGCTCTATCCATACCCTCACTGAAAGGGCCATATTGTCTTTCTTTTTCTTCGCTTCTGTGATTGATAATTTGATCTGCTTCTTCTAGTATACTTTTCATATAATTATTTTAAAACTTATATACTAAAAAAGGAGATTGTTTCATACAATCTCCTTTAAATTACTAATTAGTTATTAACTTTTTTACAATGTTAATTTTACGATTTAAAGAATGGGTCTACTCCAAGTTCGAACTTTTTAATATCTTTAACGTTAATCATAATGGATAAATATGGGGGATTACTGTAACCATCATATTGGCCAATTGCCTTTGCGCCATTTATTGTTCCGCTAATATAATCAAATTCTGAGCCAGGTATTTCAAAATCTTTTTGGTTTTTCATACTTTTGACAAGTTCATAATACCTATCAGTTAGTGCTTCTCCATCAGGATGATTTGCCCATGTGTCTCCTCCAATAAGTTCAACTATTTGGTCTGTTCCTAAGTAGTCTGTTATATATTTCCAATCTGCATCAAGCTCTTCTGGTTCTGCATTACCTTCTTCTTTATTATACCAGTCTTGCTTAAATCTTTTAGCCATTTTTTTAAGTTCTGCTGGCGTTGTAGCCATCATATCATTTTCATTGATAAATTCTTCAAATAATTTAATATTTTTCATAATTTTAATTTAATATTTTAATTTTTTAAACTTCTGCAACTGTTAAGTCTCTATCGCCATAAGAAGCCATCATCCATTGCTTAGATCTTTCATCCCATAAATAAACATATTCTGCCCATCCATCATCTTCAGCATCTGCTAAATAATTTGCAATTTTAGTAATATTACCAGACATTGGTCCAGAATTTCTATCATCTTTATAAAAGTTTATATTTTTAGGATTTACTTCTAAACCTGAACCTGCGCCTTGTGAAATTACATAATCTACATTCTTTCCACCTTTATAACCTTTTCTTAAGATAGGTAATACATTTTCTGGATAACCATCATAATGCATATAAACCGATGTGATGTTTCCTTTTTTATCAATTTTTCCAAATTGAGAACGTGTACCTTCGTTTATTTCTTGAGACTCATTAATAAAGTCGTTAAAATTCTTAATGTTGTTCATAATATCTTTTTATTTTTAATATTATATTATATATCAAATTAAAATATCTTTGTTTCTGACTTTGGGTACATTGAACACATATGATAAATTCGAACTATTTTAGTAGCTAAATTGGTTGGACATTTTAGTGCATTTAATTGCAAAGAATCATATAAGTAGCCGTCAAATAATCCATATAATGCGTTTTCAATAGATCTTGTTGTTTTAATATTTTCATGACTTTTATCTATATCTTGTAAATCATATCTATATAAACTAACTTCTTTAATTAAGTTCATAATTTCTTCTCTAGTTTCTGAATTCATTGATTCATGTCTGTTAAATCGTGTATAGCTCATCTTGTTTAAGTTTTAATTATAATATAAATATAACTATTTCCGGTGACCCGTGAAAATTTTTAGGCAACTTTTTTTCAATAGTTATTAACAATTTTGCAAAAAAAATCCAGGACTTGCCTGGATTTTTAATATTATAACTTTTTATTCTAACTTTGATCTTTAGCTATGTCATTAGCTTGAGCTCTAAACTGATCCATCATGTTTTTAGATTTCAATCCTAAATCATCTAATGCCTCTTTGCCAAACTTTTTTTCCAGCTCTTTATTACTGCTTTTTAGAACTTGCATAAATTTTTTATATTTAGCAGTTTTCTTTCTGTATTTTGCAAATGCATTATCAACGTCATCTGGGTCAGCCTCGTCCATTGCTGCCATAACCTTATCAAGAGTATCTAAATTATCGATAGCTTTATCAAATAAACCCTGAACATCTGTTTTTTGAATTTGATCTATCATTTTATCGATTTCTTGTTCTTCTCTTGTTGTTTCTTTTCCATTTAATCTTGAAAAAAATCCTTCAGTTACTTTAGCCAAACCAACATAATCTTTAGCATATTGTTTCAACATTCTTTCGTTATAATATTCTTCTAATTTGTCTAAGAAAGCCTCATGTGAATAGTCCATTCCTGGAGTTAAATATTCTCCCATATATTTTCCGTGAGGAGAATTTAAAAAACCAAGTGCTTGTTTTTCTGACATGCCTTTATCTTGTAAAACTTCTATTGCAGCATCATATGCCTTTTGAATGTCTCTATTATTTAGATCTGACATTTCTTCAAGAAAAGCAACATAGCCTAAACTTTTTCTGGCGTTTTTTGCATTTGCTTCATTTATAAATCCACTAAAAGTAGTATGTACCATTTCTT